ACTTTATACTCTTCATAAGAAAAATCTTCTACCAAAAGGACTGAAGATTATTGGTGCCTCTAGAACTCAACACAGTAAAGATAGTTGGGTTGAGGTACTTGGGCAATATTCTCAAGAGTTTATTAAAAGACTTAATTATGTTCCTTGTGACTTAAGTGATGCTGAATCTCTTAAGATGCTGGAGAATTATGAAGATACAACTTATTTCTTGTCAGTTCCTCCAGAACGATATGCCGATGCTATTACAAACCTAAAAGAAGCAGGTAAGTTAGATGACGCAGAAAAATCAAGAGTTATTATTGAGAAACCTTTTGGCACCGATCTTCAATCTGCTAATTATTTACAATCTGTGGTGGCTGGATATTTACGCGAAAAACAAGTATATCGCATTGATCATTATCTCGGCAAAGATACTGTTAATAACATTCTTGCCACTCGTTTTAGCAATATACTTTTGGAACCACTTTGGAACAGGAACTTTATAGAAGAAGTTCAAATTTTCGCAACGGAAACGATTGGATGTGAAGGTCGTGCCCAGTATTACGATACTGCTGGTGCTGTGAGGGATATGCTTCAAAATCATATGCTTCAGGTTTTGGCACTGATTGCTATGGAACCACCTTGTAGGAACGATGCTAAAGAAATTCGTAGAGAAAAAGTTAAGGTTCTTGCAGCAACTAGATTAGGTGATAATGTAATTCTTGGACAATATGGTGGATATAAGAATGAAGAAGGTGTGAAGTATGACTCGCAGACACCGACTTTTGTTGCTGGTGATCTTTATATTGATAACTGGAGATGGAAAGGAGTTCCTTTTTACTTCATGACTGGTAAGAAAATGCCAGTTGGTTGTGTGGAAGTTGTGATTAAATTTAAGTCACCTCCACAACAATTGTTTGAAGGGCACGAATGTAATGATAGAATTGTGATGAGATTACAACCAGATCCACATTTGGATATGCGTATTGATATTAAATCACCAGGACTGAATGATAATGTAGAACCAGCACTTCTTCAGTATCACTATCCTGTAGAAAAGGCAATTGATGGTTATGTAAAACTTTTTTATGATGCTCTTAATGAGGATCAATCGCACTTTGTTCACGCAGATGAAGTGTTGGAGTCGTGGAGAATTGTTGATGATCTCTTATGTACAGGAGATTATTGCCCCATCAATACAAAACCTTATTCTTATAATGAAGGAACTTGGGGTCCAGAGGAAAAAACAATTACAAAGTGGGATTATCCACTCAAATTAAAATAGGAGAAAGAAGATGAGAGTAGGAATGATTGGACTAGGACGGATGGGAGAAGGAATGTCCCGTCGTATGATGAAAGCAGGTATCGAAGTCTGGGGTTATAGGAGAAACTATGAAAAAGCAAAAGAAGCATATGAAAATGGATTTATTAACGGAGTTGCAACTACTATTGAAAATCTTGTCAAAATAGTCAAACAAAAAGATCAACCAGGAATATTCCAAATGGTTGTACCAGCAGAAACAGTAGAGGAAACGATCAATGAGTTACTACGATTTTGTGGTGAAGGAGATATTATTATTGATCATGGCAATAGCAATTTTAAAGACAGTCGGAAGAGAGCAGAACGTCTGGCAAAGTTGGGTATCCAATATATTGATTGTGGCACTAGCGGTGGTGTTTATGGTCTGGATCGTGGATACTGTCTTATGGTTGGCGGTGGAGATACTGCAGTCGCCACTTGTAAAAGCATTTTTAATGCCCTTGCCCCAGGAGTCGATGCTGCCCCGAGGACTGAGTTTGACTCACCTGTAACCTCTGCGGAATATGGTTGGTTACATTGTGGTGGTCCTGGTGCTGGACATTTTGTGAAGATGGTTCATAATGGCATTGAGTATGGTATAATGCAAGCATATGCAGAGGGATTCAACATTATCAAGAATGCTAACAATGGAGCACAATATGTCAGAGAAGGAGACGCAGAGGTTGCGCCAATGGCAGACCCAGAATCCTACTGCTATGATATTGATGTTGCTGAAGTTGCTGAGTTATGGCGTCGTGGCAGCGTTGTTGGTAGCTGGTTACTTGATCTTACTGCTGATGTGTTGCGCCGCAGCCCACAGCTTTCTGACTTCTCTGGAGGGGTATCCGACAGCGGTGAAGGTAGGTGGACGGTTAATGCTGCTGTGGATCTGGGGGTTCCCGCTCCTGTCATCACCACTGCTCTTTATGAAAGATTTAATTCACGCAATCTGGGCACTTTCGCTGCCAAGATTCTAAATGGTATGAGATATATGTTCGGAGGACACCACGTTAGATGATTACATCAACAACACCTTATAAACTTGCTGAGATTATTAGAGATACTTGGCCTGGTCTTTATAGACCTATTAATGTACAAAATAAAAATAATAAAGAAAATAAAACTTAAGAATATAGGTGATTTTTAATAAATAATTGTGATGATACCTATTGATATTATGAGATTTAAACTACCATCGCTTAGAAAAATCATGGCAAATTTCGCTGCTCGCGTTCAAAAAATCCTTCTTTCTCTTAGAGGTGCTAATGATGGTCTTTTAGTTGAAAATGCTGAACTAAAAGAAAGACTTGCTGCTGCTCTTGCAGATGATGCTGCAGATGATGCTGCCGTTGCTGCTGCTCAGGCAGAAGCTGTGGAAGCAAGAACTGCTGCAGATGCCGCAGTTGCAGAGGCAGCAAGACTTCAGGCACTTGTAGATGCCGATCTTGCAGAAGATGCTGCTCTTGAGGAAGTTCTTAGTGCTTTTGAAGAAACTCCTGCTGCTGAAGAAACTCCTGCTGCTGAAGAAGTTGTAGAAGCACCTGTTGCTGAATGAATCTTATAAAAAAATAATCTTAACCCCCCCACAGAAATGTGGGGTTTTTTTGTTTACAGACTTGACTAGATGCCCTATAATACTTAAAAGACTTTTGCATAGGAAAAAATACAATAACAAATTCCAGTCAACACTAAATAATTTTCAGTTTTATAATAATTATGAAGTTTACAGTTTATTCAAAAGACGGTTGCCCATATTGCACAAAAGTTCAGCAAGTGTTAGAGTTGACTGATCTTCAATATGTGGTTTATAAGTTAAATGTTGATTTTACTAAGGAAGAATTTTATTCTGAATTTGGGCAGGGATCTACTTTTCCTCAAGTAATCGTAGATGATAAACATATTGGAGGATGTACTGATACAGTTCAATATTTAAAAGAACAAAATTTAGTTTAAGTAATACCTGGATATGTTATGAATAATAACCAGGAAAGTGAAAAAAGAAAACTAAATAATTCAGAACCTCAGATTAATAGAGGTGTTGAGTTATTACTCAGAAATAGGAGAAGAAAATCAGAAAAACCAAAGACTTTTCAAGTGAGATTTGGTAAAATGATTTCTCTTTTCCGCAGAGAGTTTCATTTTTTTATAGAATTTCACTTTGATATAAGAAAAAAATAAATTCTCTGGAGAAAACAAATGGAAACGGCATATGTAATTACATTCACTGTAATGTTTACCTTGCTCTTTTTTATGGTAGGCAGTATAATAGGTTGGTTAACCTATAGGCATTTACTTGAATCAAAACCTCCATATCTACATCCAGAGTTTTTTGATGAAAATGGACAAGTAATACCCGACGAAATAGTATCCGTGAGATTTGAAAACGATTATGACTACACAGACGAAGACGAAGAGGAAGGCTTGCATTTGAAGTACTTCAACTTGCATCAAAACAAAGAACAAATGCGAAAAAAGTTGAAGTTCTTAAAAAATATGAAGATCCTTCACTTAAAACAATTTTAATTTGGAATTTTGACGAATCAATAATTTCTTTACTCCCAGTAGGGGATGTTCCTTATGCGAGTACAGGAGAGCAAAATTCATTTAGTGGAACTTTGAGTGGTAAAATTGAAGATGCAGTTTCTAAAATGCAAGAATTGGATTCAAATTCTCTTGGTTCTATGGATCAAGGAAGGTCTTCAATTCGTAAAGAATATCATATGTTTTATAATTTTGTGAAGGGAGGTAATAATAGTTTAAGTTCTCTTCGTAGAGAAACTATGTTTATTAATATCCTTCAAGGATTGCATCCACTTGAAGCAGAAATTGTTTGCTTGGTTAAGGATAAAAAATTACAAGATAAATATAAAATCACTAAAGAAATTGTGAGTGAAGCATACCCAGATATTCAATGGGGTGGACGTTCATGACTGTAGCGGTGGGAGAGAAAAAAAAGATGGCAGAAAATAAAAATAAAGAAAACAATATTCTGCCTCATGAATATGGTTGCCAAATTCTTTTGGAAAAAACAACTATAGAAAAAGCAAAGGATACTTCCTTTCCAAATGACGCATATTTAATTTGGTATATTGAAGATGGAAAGCAGTATATTGATCTAACTCGTTGTCATAAAAAAGTTCAGTTGTTTGATATGTACTACGATAAGTATGGTCCAGGTGCTGTTCAAAAAATTGATTTTGGATATGGAAGAGTAAATCCCAGAATTTGGGGATATAAACAACCTGAGAAAAAGAAAAGAAAATGAGTGCTGGATTTGGTGGAGATCCTAATCAAGGTAGAATTGGTAAGGATGCAAAAATTACTATTGATTTAGATAATATAGATATTGTTCTAAAACAATACAAAAAAATTAAAAAATATCAAAAATCATCTCTCTATGCTATCAAAACAATGGACGGCACTGAAGATATTGTGAGTTCATTGATAAAGGAAGCGGAGGAAAATCCACTGTAAAATGGGAAAGCATTATCTACTTAACTTGTATGGATGCTCGTTTGTCCTCTTGGACGACGAGCGTTGTCTTATAGATTTACTAGAACATGCAGCAGTTGCAAGTGGTGCTACTGTAGTTCAAACTATTCACAAGAAATTTGAACCACAAGGAGTCACAGTTCTTTGTTTACTGTCAGAAAGTCATATCAGCATTCATACATGGCCAGAGGAAGGTAAAGCAGCAGTAGATGTTTACACTTGTGGGGAGTGTAATCCAAAGATTGGGTGTGATATTATTATAGAGCAGTTATATGCTACAAATCATACTTTAAGTTATATAGAACGGTAGTCTATTATACAAAATAAAATTGCTAAATATCAACACGTTCATTTGTTATTTGCGAATAGCAAACGGAAGTAAGGAAACTGAAGGAACGCACCAATACCCAAAAGTAAAGGAGCAAACCTATGGCACTTATTCTAATTAAACAAAAAATGCTTAAAGAACAACGTCTTCGTGAAGCACAACTTTATATGGCATCAAAGCCAATGTGATAGTAGAGAGGGACTTGACTCCCTCTCTTTTTTTATGTATAATTACCTTTGTGAGGGTTAATCAGGATGGATAAAGAAAAACTTAAGTTAATCATCAGAAACCTTGAGTCCCTTGTGGATTGTTTAAAATCAGAAGTCTATTCTGACATTGATTCATATAAACCACAGTATGAAGAGGTTGCTCCTTATATTGCTGATTATGATGAAGTCTTTTATGATGAAGAAGATGAGTTTGATTCAATAAGAGTAAATCAAAAATATAAACTAACAAACGACGATGATGGAGATGTACTGTGAAACCTATTAAAGCAAAAGATCTTCTTGAGTTAGATAAAAATCTTGAAGTCGTAAAACTTCAAGGATATCCAATTCCAGAACAAGTAATTTATCAAGCAGGTAAATGCGATTATTCTGAGACACCAATTCACAATCAAACAATTCCCAATCCAAATGATTGTGGTCAATGGATTGTAGATCGTCTTCTAAGAAATGAGAAAGGGCATTGGGGTCCTCTTGAGCATCCTGGAATTACATTTTCTGTTTCTGGATATGTTCATAATGTAATGGTCCAGGCAAGAACTCACAGAGTTGGTATTAGTTTTGATGTTCAATCTCAAAGATACACTGGAAAAAGAGTTGTTAAAGTTGCCACTGGAGAACTTTCTCCAGGAGATGTTTTTTATTCTCGTCCACCAGGTTTTTATACCAATCGTTACGGCAAAAAATATGAATGGACTCAAGAAGATTATGATGATGAAATGTCATGGTATCTAGAAGGATGCAAACGATATGCTTTAAAATATGAAAAAGGAATGTGTGAAGAGCATATTCGTGATGGTTTAGCACAAGCAATTCGTCAAAACTTTGTAGTCTCAGTCAATCTTCGTTCTGTTCTTCACCTAATGGATTTGAGGGCAAAGTTGGATGCTCAACTGGAAATTCAAGCACTTTGTGAGCAGATTGCACCAGAACTTGAGAGGTGGGCACCAAACGTTTGGAAATACTATGAGGAAAAGAGACTACATAAAGCAAGACTATCACCTTGAGGGATTATGAAAACTTGGTGTTTAAAAGATCATTTAACCGGAAATATTTTTAAAGTTATTCTTACTCAAGAAGAACTTGATATTTTTTTTCAAAAAAATCCAAATGTTAGTGAGTGTATTGATTGTATTGAATGCGAAGATGCTCTATCAGTTACTTTGGAGTAAATAAATACACTTTATATACAATGGAGGTTTAAATTGCCAACATATAGATTTCAAAATACAGAAACTGGAGAAATTTTTGAGAAGTGGATGCTTATGGCAGAAAAAGAACCATATCTCAAAGAGAATCCTCATCTTAAACCATTAATTCCAACTCAAATGAATGTTGGTGAGGTGGGGGACTGGCAAAATAAATTAGTTTCTAAACATCCGGATTGGAATACTGTATTGGATCGTGCTGGAAAAATGCCAGGATCAAAAGTTAAAAAGATTTAAAACCTGGTTAATAATATAAATAATTATGTTATTCCAACTTGGATTATGAGTAGATCTTATACTAAACATCCAGAAATAAAGGTAGGTGATAAATTTTATTATCTTGAAGTTATATTACCTCCTTTTTATGAAACTTATTCAAATGGTAGAAAAAGAAAAAAAGTTTTGTGTAAATGTGTTTGTGGAAAAACAAAAATCTTTAGATATGATAGTTTTGTATGTAAAAATGAATTAGATAGAGCAAAAAGTTGTGGATGTAAGCACATTTACAGAAATAACTTTAATGCACAAAAAAGAAGAAAACCTGAAAGTGTTTATCGGTATGTTTATGAACAATATCAAACTGGTGCAAAAACACGAAACATAAAATTTAATTTAACAAAAAAAGATTATATTGAAATTGTCATAAAAAATTGCTATTATTGCAACTCAAAACCAGAAGTAAAACAACCAAATAGAGGCAAAGGAAAGATTGTAGGTGTTCCAGTTCCATACAATGGAATTGATAGAATAGATAG